AGAATTACCCATAACAAAGATTTCATTATTAATGTACATAGTAACCTGCGGAGATAGTTTTACAAAAGGTGAAGGACTTGAGAGTACTTCTCAAGCATATCCTCACTTACTTCAAAAGTTATTAAAATCTGATAAATTAACTAACCTTTCTCAGAGTGGTGCGTCTGAATACCTTATTACAGCACAAATTGAGGAAGCTGTCAAATTAAAACCTGATTTGATTGTAGTCGGTCATACTAGCGAGTATAGATGGCAAGTATGGGATGCAAGAAACGACATAACTCAAGGATTCATAGTCGCAAACCATGTACTTAAAAATGAAAAGTACTACAGAAACTGGATACTCTCTGAGCAAATCTTAGCTAATCGAAGATCAGAAGATAAAAAACACCAAGCTGCCTGGCACGCAGCAGGAATGTTATATTACTCGGATGAAGAGTTAGTAAGAAGGTTATGGAGTGGAGCAGTATCTAAACAAATTTTGCTGTGCCAAAGAGCTAATATACCTATTATACATCATTGTTGTTTTCCACATCTTCAACCTTACTTATCAGAACTTACAGACGACTATGTAGACTTTCATCTTGATTTTGAAAAACATAAGGACTTTGCCCCTGATAAATCTCATGCAGGCGCTAGAAGTCATTTAACGCTTGCTAAGAAGATCGTCAATATGGTCTGCTAAAAGCTTATGTGCGTACCTGTTAGGGTGTGCGCCGTCAGGGTAAAACATATCTGGATTATCATTCCAAAATTTAATTTTACCTATTGAGTGAGTTAAAAGGGCGTCTACACCCACTTTATCCTCTTCAATAAATTGCTCCAAGTATTTTATATCTCCAAAATACTCTGAATCTTTAAAATCAGGATAAAGAAATTCTGTGATGCTAGGAATTTTATAAAAACATTCAAAGTTATCTCTGATACGTTCAATACCTCCTACTAAGATTAACTTATCTTTATATTTTTTTAGGTTTCTATAAATATAGTTATTAATAAAGCTAATCTTGCGAAAGATATGTGGATCTCCATATAGCTCTGGATTTGCATCTTTCTTAAAGTTCACAAAACTTCTCGTAGCACAAGTTTTAACAAAAATGATGTAATCAATCTCATCTAAATCATGTCTCATCTTAAGATGGTCTAGGGCAACTATGTCACCCCAACCAGGAAAAGGACAATGTATAATCTTATATTTATCTGTATAAGATAAATATCTTGAAAACGAGTGGTCTCTCGCATGAAAGTTTATGTCATCGCCTTTAGATTTATCCCACTCTCCTGCAGACCAAGAATCGCCAGTTACGTAGATAGTAGTATGAGTTTTGATAGGGGGAGTATAATGCCCTGATGCATCACGAGCAGGCATCTACCCACTCTTTAATTTCATCCCATTTTTCCTCTTCTTCTTCGAGAGAATTTTTGCGAACAATAGTAGCTACTTTAGTGATAGTAGCGACAGGTAAGCCATACTCAGTTTTAATATCCTTTTTTAGCTCTGCAATAGATTCTCGAATTGATTCCGCTTGAATCATCAAGTCTACGATGCGTGAAATTTCTTTACGTACTTCTTGTTTTAGTGCTGGTTCCATTTTATTCCTCAAAGTTAAAAAGGTTGAAGTCTGTATAATAGCGATCTGCTATTAAACTTTTTTGACTACGACTGAGAGATATTTCCATGTTAGAAACATTAGCTCTTTCTAATGTACAACCATGAGCTTTTAACAAATGTGTTAGGCTAAATAAATCTTCGTCAAAGTCATATATTAATTTAGGTATTATAATAAAATTATCAGAACATAAGAAGCGATAAATGGGTTGAAAATGGTGATTACAGTCTTCTAAATCACGCTCATCGAGTAAATAATGTAAAAAATAATTTAGATTATGAACTCTAGATAAGTTTATATTAGGATCTAATTCTAAACAGCGTTCAGTGTCCCGGAGAGCAAAATGTTTATATAAGGCTAACAACCTGCGATAAGGAGAGCGAACAACTGAAATATTAAAGTTACCGTTAACTTCTGCATAACTCGGTGTTATGTAAGTCAAGTTTAAGTTGTGATGTATGTAGTAGTAATCAGTAGAAGACTCATCAAATATTTTTTGCTTTGCAAGTGCAGCTTTTACAGCCGTACAACCACATTTAGGAACTGCCCAATAGTTTAATTTGTAGTCTGTAAACTCAGTTATGTTAAAGAATTTACTTTTATCATACTTTTTCATCCAAAAACTCCCTCAAGTCTAGCACTCTATTTTCAAAGTTTTTTTGATTATGTAAAAATATAGGCTCACAGTCATTTAATAACGACTTCATTTCAGAACTACTTGATTCAATTACTTTTTTAGCCTCAATAAAAGCTCTCATAAAACGTTCATAGTCACTAGAAGTTTGATCGTAAGTTTCATTAATCATTGGATGAAATGACTGATAACCCAGTTGATTGAACCATTTAAGTGTGTCTTTTTGTCCAATAACAACAAAGGGCTTTTTACAAGCTATATTTCGCCATATTTTTTCAGTTATTAAAGGCCAATCTATAACATTATCCGAAAAATATGCTTCTATAACTAAGTTAAAATCTATCGCATCCATTGCTTTAGAAATAATTAAAAAATCATCTGTAGTATGATGTTTACCAGAAGTAAGCGGTTCAATATTTAAATCTTTTAGTCGTGAATCATTACAATCATCTTGTAGAGCTTCATATGTCTCAGGAAGAAACTCTCCTTGAAAGTCAACACTTACTAAACCTTTTTTTAATAAATCATTTTGCTCCAATAAAGTATTAATGAGTACAGCGCCAATATGTTTATCTGTACGCTTATTAAGTAATAAAAATCTTTTTCTAGGGTAATCAAAGTGATATTCTTCAATTTCTGGAATATTAGGACTTTCATAATCTAGAGGAATATTGAATCTCAAATGTTTATCCTTACCTTTATTCTCTAAAATAAAAGTATTATGAGGGTCATACATATGCCTAGCACAGAAATGAAGTTCTAAAAAACTAGGAAAACAATGAATTCGATTATGATCTACAAATCGTTGATCACTAATATTCAGATGTAATCTATCGTTAGGAACTTGAGTGCAATCATCTAAAGATGCTATAAGCTGTTCAATATCATAACGATTAGGAGGCTCCATAGAGGCATCAATTATTACCCGTCCTTTTCCCCGCTTTAAAGAATTAACTACACGCTCATCTATATACGACCAAAAACCAAAGTCTTCATGAGGGTTATTGATAAGAGTTCTGATTTGAAGGTAAGGTTCTTGCATTAACACAGGATATATAAATGAATCAACTGTATCAATTTCATCAGGTGAGATTATACGAATGTCAGGGAGAAAAAACTGAAACATCCACGGAATTTGTCTTTTATATTTATGACAATAGTGAATATCAGTTTCAAGATACCCAGTAAGATTAGGAAACCAGATATTAGGTTTCCATTCATGTTCATATACAAGATTTATCATTATACGATTTTAAAAGTTTCTCTTACCTTTTCGGGTCGTTTACGGATGAGCTTTCGTTGTTGAAGACTGCTCATAACTTCTGAAAATAGTTCTAAACTTTGATCGCCAGAAGGTACATACTGATTAGTAGAAGCACTTTTAATAATTAATTTTTGATGAAGAATGTTAAGAGCAGTAACTAAATTAGCCGATCCAATGACACGAGAACCTGTAAAGTCTCCTTCGGTGCGAGATCTTACAAGTTCCCAAGTATCGTTTTCCCAGATTTCTCCAGAATCATCATCAAACACTTCAATAGGCATTCCTTGGATAATTTTCCAGACTAATCCTGAAGCTTCAGATAGCTGCATGGGCTAGCTCCCTACGGTCGCAGATTTGAGGCACACGCTTTGCGTGGACTTATGAGGCGACCCAATCATCACGATGTGGGTGTTGATAGAACCAAGCTAGTGCAACTCCTACATCACGGCAGACGCTCTGCGAGCGTAGTGCTAAAACAAACTCACGTTTGAAATTGAGCCAAGGATTGCGACAGCTTTTAATCGGCTGGAGTTGAGCTAAATCACGCTGGTTCCAATGCTGACAACGCTGTGCATAAGCTGCCTCAACATTAAGTGAACGTGTTGACTCATCGAGTCTTTTCTCTAATAGTGTGAACAGCTCTTGAAAAGCTTCGCTTTTCTCGCTATCACTCAACTGTGAGATGCTAATGCGACGTGCGTTTCTAACTAAATCACGATATGCGTTCTTCGACACAAGCTTAAAATACATTTTTTATACCTTTATTAATAGCATGGTTTATGGGTAAGTGCAATTCAAAAAATATTATAATAACTACTCATCATAAAGCGGTTCTAACATCTTAGGCGGTAGCGAAAATTTTCCTTTGCTCCAGAACTCTTTCTGAGAATAATAGTAGTTTGAAGTAATTGACCGCCAGTAAGCATTAATACGATGCACTGCACGATTATATTGATCATGAAAAGGAGCTGAATAGATGTCTAATCGATTATGAGCTTGTTCCATCCATTCATGAGCTAACCAAGGATTCCAACGAGCTACATTTTCTGCTTCATGAATTGTACGTCTTACTGACCAGTCTGAATAGCCTACATTAGTTCCAAAGGGTACGGGTTTAGCGCGTGCCATATTTAACAGTCTCCGTTACGTTATTTAAATGGTTATAATGATCAACAATGTCTACAACAAATCGAGCTGCAAAGAACTCGCCATGAGTATAAAATAGATCTGTATACTCTTGCATAATGTCGGGGGCATGTTGATTGAGAAATGATTTAGCTTCTGAGAGGGTTGGTCTTTTGTGCATAGTAGTCCCTTTTTATTGTTATAATGTATTTTATATAAAATTTTGCCAAATAGCAAGGCAAAGATTAGGTTAAAATGTGAAAGTTGTTGACTTGTCATATAATTATTGATACAGTATTGCTATGTATGTAAATGAAAAAACACTTAAGATGGAAATGAGAGAAATGCAATCTACTATAAACGAGGTTGCTAACGATCTTGGAGGAGATATTCGCTATCTTCACCAAGAAATTACTGACCTTCGCAATGAACTAACTATGCTAAGGTCTGATGTAGATGAACTAAAGGAAAAATTAGATGCCAACATATAAAATAGTGTTATTTGCGGATGAATCTCAACCAACACAAGTACAATACATGAAAAATCAGAGAAAAGCAATAGAAGAAGCAATTCCTGACCTTGTAGTTGAGGAAGCTAATCAAAATGATCCTAGACTTAAGAGACACTCTAAGCAGTCCCGTGCAAACCGTCTACCCGCTATGCTAGTACTAAAAGATGATTTTAAAGTGCAGATAAGAAATTTCAAACTAGATAATTCGCAAGTTATCACTTGGATCAAAGGAATTATGGGAATCTCCTAAATGCCCAAGGCTGTTGCCTTCATACCTCACAAACGAAGAATAGAACGTCATCGAATAGATTATCTTCGTGCTATTTCAGATAATATGGAAGATCCTTATCAAACTGAAGATGGTAGAGAAATGCGAGGAGTACAACTCGCACTAGCTAATAAATGTACTGAACTGAGCGGTGTTACTCACTGGCAATTTACAGACTGCTGTACAGATGCTCTCCAAATTTCAATTGCCGCTCTCACAAAACCTAATGACACAGTGATCGTCCCGTCTTATGGTTGGCGAGCATTTGCTAATGCAGTTGTATTTATGAATCGGCGTATACGTTTCTGTGATATAGATGCAACAGGCAATATAGATTTAAATCAACTTGAAACCTTAATTAAAACAACGCAAGCTGCGGCAGTGGTCATAGTTCATAATTTTGGTACAGTTGCACGAGTTGACCAAATAGTAGATATCTGCGAAACCTACGGAACTCATATTATTGAAGATGCAGCTCCTGCATTTTATATGGGAGAGCCGTACTCATACGTCCCTGGTTCTATGAGTTCTACTGCATGTTTTTCTTTTGACTTTACAAAGTATCCAGGAACGCTCGGTTCTGGAGGTGCTATTTGTACTAACTCAGATGAAATTGCTGAACGAATCTATGAAATTTCAGCTCATGGCAGAGGGCGTGATAAGGCAATACATTGTGCAGGTACAAAATCATATATGGACATGACATCGTGTGCTGTACTCTTAAAAGAAATTGAATTGTTTGAGCAAAACCAGTATAGAGAGCGTCGAAGACAGATTGCTACTTGGTATAAAGACAATCTTCCCTATGGAAATATACCTGGAGAAAATTATGTTTGGGAGAGATATACAATGAGTGTACCTTCCTTTGAAGTTGAAGAGGTGATTCAAAAACTTAATTCTGTAAAGTGTCTTGCTCGAACATTTTTCAAAGAACCTCTTCATTTGCTACCGTGGCTTAACCCTGAAAAGGATGATTGTCCAAAAACTGTAGATTTCTGTGCTTCTACTGTTCATCTACCTTCTCATCACTATTTAACTGATGAGGAACTTGAAAGAATAAAGTCTGCGCTATGAAGATACTAATAACAGGCGGAATGGGTTTTATTGGGGCACACTTAGTAGCAGAATTAGGACAAACTCATGACATAGATATTTTAGACGGTTTTGATGAAAACTACGTAGGCTACAAATATATACACAGAGGGACAAAAGGTTTACAAGAAACTAATGAGATTGAAAAACGTCATAGAAAACTAAATCTAAAGTATAGAATTGATTTAGTAAAAGGTAAATTCAATCAATACTATAGAAAATGGAGTTTTGAAGATATTCCAAGAGCAAATTATGATTTAGTACTTAACTTTGGGGCTTTATCAGAAGCTATCTTATCTCAACATTTTCCAAAATTTACTTCAGATTCTATAGTGCAAGGATTAAATCTAATTAAATTGTACCTTCCTAAGACACCTGTCTTACATATAAGTAGTAGCATGGTTTACGGCACTTGGGAAGGAGTAATTGACGAGCAGTACTCTTTAGGAGCTGTAGACCATTACGGGGACAGTAAAATAAAGGCAGAAACTATCTGCGGAGAGAATGACGTAATTTTGCGACCTATACATGTTTATGGTATGGGAGATGGTAAATTCTCAATCTGGATGAACATAGAAAGACAGATTGCAGCTGCAAAACCTGTTATGGTCGAGAGAGCTGGTTGTATTTACATAGACGATTTCGTTTTAGCAATCAAAAATATTTTAGACAGATGGCGTCCTGGCATTTATAATATTTCATACACATTTACGAGAAACGCTGAAGCACTCACTAATATATATCCAGAGCCCTTTGACGTTCAGTATAAATCAGGACCAACCGGTAAACCAAGAGGGCTGCTAGATAATAGCAAACTAATAAATACATTTGATGTAAACTTAAAGTTTACAAATTATGACGACACTGTGAGAGACTACTATAGAAAATATGAAAATTTTTGTGAGAAACAATGATATTGGAAAAGCGCTTCGCATTTTAAAGAAAAAACTGCACAATGAAGGTGTTATGAAAGAAGTGCGTGACAGGCGACATTTCGTTTCAAGAGGTGAAAAATCTCGGTTAGCTGCTAAAGCAGGGGCTAAACGTTGGCAGAAGAAGAGACAAGATTTAGAAAAACAGTTCATTCGCGAAGAGCGGAATATGCTAAGAAATAGTAGGAAAAACAAACGTAATGTTCAAAGACCTAACAAAGGTTCAAATCAACAGCGAACGAAACGTTACTCTGGCAATCAGAATAAACGATAATCATGTTCATAATTTAGTTTTTACTATTCAAACTTTTACCCATATAATGAGAAAAGATATAAATAGTTGGTATGGCCCCATACATTCAAGAAATTGGTATCTACAAAAGTTTTCAGATCGTGTTAAACTATTCTCAGAATCTTATGAATATATTTATAGATTTACACTAGAAGAGTGGAATACAGTAGTACACCAATATGTAGCAGCTTTAAAATTACACTATGATAAGTAATAAAAGATTTATACATAACACACTGCAAGCTTATAAAGAAGATAAAACTATTTTAGATAAAAGTTTAGGATTTAATTACAAGTCTGTAGAAGCTCCGTCAGAGACAAATAGAAATTTAGACGGTTGGGAAACTGAAAAAGCAAATTGGTATACTTTATATACTGGTCTTTTTTTAATTGATACCTTTAAATTAGATAAAAAACACGCTATAGATATTGGAGGTTTCAAAGGTTTTTATTCATCAGTTTATGCAAGGCATTTTGATCAAGTTGATGTTTTTGAACCTAACCCATACGCACATTCAATATGTAAGTTAAATTTTAAAAGACAAGGTTTAACAAATACAATTATCCATGATAAAGGATGTTGGTCAAAAAAAGAATCAATTGATTTTTATTGTAAATTTTATGATCAAGAAAAAACTTTAATCACAGGTCAATCAACTTCAAATGAAAGTTTAAGTCAAGAAGAAAATCTAGTTACAGAAAAAATTAAGATAGATATGTCTCCTATTGATACTTACAATTTTCAACCATCTTTTATTAAAATTGACGCAGAGGGTTCAGAAGTTGAAATATTAAAGGGATCTTTCAACACTTTGAAAATGCATAAGCCTTTTTTGCAGATTGAGAATGATACAGTTTTAGAGAACAACCCTATAATTGATAATATGCTCTTTGATTTAGGGTATAAAAAAATTGATTTGGATAGTTTAAATTATATGTACCCTAGTGATTGGGATATGACAGACAGTTATTTTTTGCATGGTGGTTGATAATTCTTTATAATTAGGTATTAATTATGGAGAGTCAAATGAAAGCTTACAAAGGCACATTTAAAAAGAAAAATGGTGAATCACGTGATATGGTTTTTGCTAGACTATATGATTTACCGCAAAAGTTCCTTGACGAAAAAGTACAAGGAGCAGGTTCTGAGCAAAAATATCCAGAAGGTATGGAACTCGTTTGGGATCTAGAAGCAGATAACTTTAGAATTTTCAATTGGAAATCTATAGATAACGACCCGAAAGAATTTGATATTGACGAAACTCTTTTTAGATAATGAACCTTTTATTCTTGTAGAAACAGAAATTATAAATTTTGAAGAACTTAAAGCAGGTAATATTAACTTAATGTACTACATTATTGAAATACATAATACAGAAAATGATGAAATAGGAGTGGTGACAGAAGAGATTGATGGTGAACAAATTATCAAAAAATTTGATACCTGGTCTAAGGCAAAGGCAATGTCTGGAACACTAAATAGAGATACCCCTGAAAATCTCTCTACTCACATAGTAACCATTAATGAAACTGCTACAAAAGATAAAGAAGTGGATAACGATTGACCATTGTGTTGATCTTGTCGTTGATATAGTATTAATTATATGGGAAGTTATCAGTAGTCCAATACTTATAGCTATGCGTCTTATAAGACACTTTATAGGTGAATGGTTTACTGAAAAAATCAAAGCATGTGTGCGTTGGATAGTACATTGGTTTGCTCGTAAACGTGCAGTTAGACTTGAAAAGGGACATGGAATATTTCGTACCTATTGGTATCTGATACTACCAAGTCCTTTTATCATTATCGCAATTTGGATGATTACAATGATTAGCATTGGTATAGGGCAAGGTTATAATGAACTTAAAACAACTAAACCAGACAGCACATTATTACAAATTTTTGAATAGAACTAGTGCTTCGTTTGAGGAGTAGTATAATAGACGGACTGGACCGGGGGGCAGTACCCCGCATCTCCACCAATTTGTAGGCGACTACAGTTTCAGAGGGGATGAAATAGGATCGACAGACGTAATAAAAACAATGCCGAGAAGCAGGTGCGCAAGCGACCTTGACCGCAAGAAAACAAACAATTGCAAATGATAATTTCGCAATCGAGGATTACCGCGTAGCGGCATAATCTCACGGGGTATGGCTCCACCTAGCAACAGAACGGGCCTTTACAACTCTTATGAGGATTAAATGTTTAATTTTAATACAACCCCACGTTTAGTAATCGGCGCAAGTAGATTACAGTTCTTAGGTAGAATCCTATCTGATCTCAATGTTAGAAATCCCTTAATCGTAACAGGCCCAAACTTAGTAAAAACAGATATTGTTATTGAGGCACAGAAATGGTCTTGGTCAGAGCATGTATTTTATGACTTAGTACAGGATCCAACGACTCAGAATGTATTAGACTGTGTTGAATATGGAATAAGTAAAGATATAGATGGCGTTATTGGTATCGGGGGCGGATCGTCTCTAGATGTAGCAAAAGTTGCCTCTGTTCTGTTAAAACAAGAAACTTCACTTGATAATATCTGGGGTGTTGATAACATCTATAGTTCAAGATTACCATTAGTTCTTATACCTACCACAGCTGGTTCAGGATCAGAGGTAACACCTGTCTCAATTATCACAACAGGTAATACAACAAAAATGGGAATTGTTTCTCATAAAATCATTCCTGATGCGGCAATTTTAGACCCTATTCTTACAGTCTCGTGTGGTCCTCAGCTTACCGCGTATAGCGCAATCGACGCAATGGTTCATGCTATTGAATCTTTTACCTCCACAAATCCTAATAATAATCCGTATTCAAAAATGTTAGCGCTCGAAGCATGTCGTTGGTTAGGTAAATCAACAAAAACTGCTATCCTTGAACCAGAAAATATAGAAGCTCGTGCAAACGTTCAATATGGTGCTATGTTAGCAGGACAAGCTTTCGGTAACTCACCTGTTGCTGCTGTCCATGCTTTAGCATACCCATTAGGAGGACACTATAAACTACCACATGGTTTAACAAATACCTTGGTTCTTCCTGGTGTTTTAGCATATAATCAAGAAGTTACAGATTATTCTCCACTTGCTGCTGCTCTTTTCCCCCATGATGAGGGAGAAATTTTTTACTATAGAAGCGACGTTGTTGAAATAATGTGTAGAAACATCAAAGAATTAGCTGATTTAGCAGGAATTGAAACACAAATGAGCTATTATGGAATTAGTAGAGATGATATTCCAATGCTTGCAGAAGAGGCAATGAAACAAGCAAGGCTTTTGGTTAATAACCCAAGAGAAATTACACAAGAAATAGCGGAAGATATTTATCAGAAAGTTTTATGATGTATAAAACATATATTCTAGGTAATGGTGGTTATGCTCAAGAATGCTTTGAGCAATTTGTACTAGGCAGAGTTATAGAAGATTTCGGAGGATTTATCATCCTAAAAGAAGGCAAAGCAGTTCTTATTAATGATGAAGGTATAAATAATTTTACTTACCCTAAAGAATCTGCATTTATCCTAGGGACTGGCCACCGTAAATGGCGTAAAGTATTCTTAAACCATTTATTTGGTTATTACGAACAGGATATTAATCATTTTCCAAACATAGTAGCTAATGAAGCACACTTATCTCAGACCTCTACTCTCGGCATAGGCAATGTACTTAATTGCTTTGCCATGACTAATGCTAATGCTTCTTTAGGTAATTTTAATCTTTTAAACTGCTACGCATCAGTACACCACGATGTTAAAATGGGTAGTCATAATATCTTTACTACTTACGCAACTATTCTTGGATACTGTAATGTAGGAGATGATAACTGGTTGGGTAATGCTGTTACTATAACTTCTAATACCAGTATTGGTAACGATAATACTCTCAGTTCTGGAGAGCACTTATTTGAAGATATGAGTAATCGTCAGTTCTTTAAACACGGTATTGTTACAGAGAAACCAGAAAAACAATGATTATTTTCTTTAGAAGTTGTGAAGCAAATTTAAAAGCAGGATCTCTTGGAGATGAAGTTACTGGTGACGGTATCCGTTGGAATGGTAAACACAAATTAGAAATCATTCGTAAATGTTATCTATCTATTCAGCACAATCTCGATGAACGTGATTTAATTGTAATAATTGACGATAGAACTACTCAAGAAACACTTGATTGGATGAGAGAGAATACTAAAGCACAATTTAGAATACACCCAATAACACCCTTACCCGAGCTAAGAGCTAAAGACCCTTACCCTAATTACCATCCAGTAATGGCTAATTCTTGTCCAGAACTGATGGAGCATCTTGTCGCTGTAGCAGAAACAAATCCAGACGAAATTATTTACATATGTGAGGATGATTATCTACATCTTTCTCATGCCATACCTGCTCTAAAAGCCTTATTTAAAACAGGTTACAATGGCTTTTATGCGCCGCAAGATTACCCAGATAGGTATACTTTAGATTCTAGCAGAATTTGTGAGGTTCATATGGGGCCGTACGGACATCTTAGGTCAATCCCTAGCGCTACTTTAACAATCGCAGCTAAAGGTTCTACGTGGTTACAATATAAGTATGAGCTACTACGGGCTGGAGCTTTTGCAGATGATACTTGGACATGGAAAGCTTTTAAACAAGTTGGGTGCTTATGCCCAATCCCAGGACACTCTACCCACTTACAAGAAGGATGTCTTACTCCTGTTGTAAATTGGGAATCACTTTACGAGTCTATTAAGATATGACTTTTATTCTCAAAAAATATCTCGATATAGACTTATTTCAAAAGTATTTAATTCCTGCACAAGAAAGTAATCAATTTACTAATTACGGCAACGCGGTAAGACTACTAGAGGACAGAGCTCGTGAAATGCTTAAGATTGATGATTCTAAAGCAGTTATCGCTACTTCTAGTGGTTCGTCAGCTATCTCTGGTATTATCTATGCTATTGATAGAAAAGAAGGCAAGGGTTCTAGAGTAGCAACACAAGCTTTTACATTTCCGTCTAATGTACAAGGGGGAGCAATAGGAGCTATAGCTGTAGATTTTGACCACGCTCTTAATATTGATACAACTAGTGAGTTTTTAGTTGAATATTCTGACTTAGTTATCGTAACTAATTGTTTTGGGCATTTACAGAATATTGATCTTATCTTACAAGCATTGAACAATAAAAATATAGTGTTTGATAATGCTGCTAGTCCTTATTCATTCTGGAAAGGTACTAATAGTTGTAATTTAGGAGTCGCTTCCTACGTTTCTTTACATCATACAAAACCAATTGGGTTTGGAGAAGGCGGCTTAATTATTATAGATAAAAAATACGAAAAATATGCAAGGGCAAGTATTAATTTTGGTCTTATGGATGACGAACCTATTAATGACAGAGGAGGGAACTTAAAAATGAGTGAGGTTTCAGCAGCTGCAATTCTTCAATGGTGGGATCAGTTTAATATAGATGATCTACAACAAAAATACTTAGATAATTATTACAATAAAAGATATGAATTTGGGCAGGTAGAAGGAGATCTTTACCCGCATAGAGCTGATGAAGGTGATATATTTTTTCCAAATTGTTTTCCCTTTATTCATAATGAATCAACGACAGCAGCAAATGATGACTTTGAAAGAAAATATTACAAGCCAGTTGCTTCTCAACCTATTACTGATGCTTTGTATGATAGGATAGTGTGTTACGGAATAAGTCCTAATGATTAAAATTGCAGTAGTTACTGGTTGTGCAAGTTTTTTGGGAACTGCCTTTACTACAAAACTTCTAGAAAATGGATGGTACGTATACGGCATTGATAAGCTAACTTATGTTGCAAACGACAACATTGTAAAAGAGTTTGAGAATAGGTATTCAAAATTTAAATTAATTATTGAAGATATATGTAACATTAAATGGTTACCAGAGTGTGATGTAATATTTAATTTTGCTGCTGAATCAGATGTTGATAATGGGAATAAAAATTGCAAAAACTTTATACATTCTAATATAGATGGTGTAAGAAACTTACTAGAGATAGTCAACTCAAGGATTGTTACAAAAGCTAATAAGCCTCTTTTCTTTCAAATTTCTACAGATGAAGTTTATGGCGATTTAGTTAGTGGGACATTTGACGAAAATTCTAATCTTAACCCTTCAAATCCTTATGCAGCTACTAAAGCCTCTGCTGATTTACTGATTAAAACTTGGGCTAGAAGAACATGGACACACTCAGAGGACACCGCAGACGCTTTGTTAATTTTGTTCGAACGCGCAGAAAGAAACAAGGTATATAATATATCGTCTGAGTACGAACAATCTAACTTTGATACTGTAAGGAAAATTATTAATTCATATTTTTTAGGCACTATCAAAAGAGAGATACCCGATATCGAAAAACACATAGATTTTTCACACAATAGACCAGGGCAAGATGTTAGGTACGCAATATCTTGTAATCCCTTAAGAACTTTACAGTGGCGACCACATAAAGTTTTTGATAGTGAAATAACTAAACTAGTAGAAAATTATAAAAAAGGATTTATATGGTAATGAAAGTATATATTACAGGAGTAGGTGGCTTATTAGGAAGCTGTTTAGCAAGGTATTTAATAGGACAAGGCCACCATGTAGGTGGAATTGATAACATGATAGGTGGAGTAGAAGGTAATGTACCTGACGGAGTAGATTTTACTCACGGTAATATCACTGATACAAAACTGATGAAAGAATTGACTGAAGGATATGAAGTAATATTTCATGCAGCTGCTTTACCTTACGAAGGATTAAGTGTTTTTGCTCCTGCAATAGTTACAGAATCTATAGTTTACGGAACAGTGTCAGTTGCTTCTGCTGCTATACACAACAATGTTAGATTACTAATAAATTGTTCCTCAATGGCAAGATACGGAGATCAGATACCTCCTTTTACAGAAGATATGCCTACTAACCCTGTAGACCCTTATGGGTTAGCTAAAGTTCAAGCTGAACAACACCTTGAAATGTTAAGTAATATACATGATTTAAACTACGTCACAGTAGTTCCGCATAACGTGATCGGGGTTGGGCAACGGTACTTTGACCCCTTTAGAAATGTAGTAGGAATTATGATTAATCGCTGTTTACAAGGTAAGCCTATAGTAGTATACGGGGATGGAGAGCAGCAGAGGTCTTTCTCTAACGTAACAGATTGTATTATAGCAGTTTATAAAATTATACAATCAGATAGAGATATTTGTGGACAGGTGTATAATATCGGTCCTGATGATAATGAAATTTCCATTAAGCAGTTAGCATATAAGGTAGGCCATCATTGTGAAAAATACCCATCACTAGAGCATTTTCCAGACAGACCTCAAGAAGTAAAGAATGCATATTGTTCTTCCGGTAAAATTAGAAAAGAATTTAATTATAATGCGGCTATCAAAATGGATCAAACTATTAAAGAGATGGTAGACTGGATTAAACCCCAGGTAAAAGACTTTGAGTATCATTTAGACTTAGAGTTTATTACAGATAAAACCCCAAAAACTTGGACAGATAGGCTAATTTAATGTTAAGTAGTACTGATTGGGCGATATTAGTAACATTTAGAAAAGAATTGGAAGCGTTGAGGGCGCTCTATGCACACCCAAAAGCAGATATACAAACAGTTATAAATTATATGGAAAAAAGAATAAAAAATATAGAAATGAAACAAAATGACAGTTAAAATTATTACTCCATACGTATTTGAAAACGAAATTAAAAATCATAAAAATACATTCTGGGAACTAGACGTACACTATGAGCGTGATGTTGCCGGTATAGGATGTGATTTAATGTTTCAAAAAATGTGGAATCAATTCCCTAATGATGACATATTTATTTTACACGCTGACATGGCACCTCACCATGACGGTTGGTTTGAGGAGGTGCTAGATTATGTCGATAAATACCCAGAAGCAGGAATGTTTGGTTGTTTGTTATTGTACCCAGCAAAAAACGAGGATAGCGAATATTTCGTACAGTGCGCAGGAGGAAAATTCACAGACAATCGACCAGATCACTATGGAAGTGGGCTCATTCTTGAAAACAGGACAACCTTTAAGGAGCAACTTGAAACTGATACAGGACAGTACGATTCCACGAGAATGGTCGCCTGGACAACATTTGGAGGTTGTTACCTCAGAAGGGAATTTCTCAATTCCGTGGGCGACTTTGACCCCTCCTTTGAATGGACATACAACAGAGATGTCGATTACTGCCTGTCTGGAAGAAAAAATGGTTTCAGCATCTATCAGATTCCTGTACGACTCTTCCATCATGAATCCAGAGATACTAAAAGATTAAAGGATGAGAATAAATCAGCTATGGAAATGAGAAACCTAGAGCGTCTACAGACGAAATGGGCAAACTCAAAATTTTACAAAACGCTGGACAAGGAGATAAAAAGTGAGTAAAGTGTTTATAAGTAAAAAAGAATTAGAAGAAGCGGTATTGCGAAAGAAAAATAAAATGACTCCCTTCTTATTCATTTTTGTATGGTTTTATGCAATTGTTTGTATATTCACACTACTTCCAGTAGTATTTTTGTGGGTTGCATTTACATTATTAATTATCATTGCGTATTTACCGTTTTATTTTATAGATAAAGTTTTATTTGAGAGGAAAGAGTATGAGTAAACTAAATCACGCATGGGTTAAGGCAGCCCTTGAGCAAGCTGATAATGAAAGATCTAAAATATCTGAACGAGAAAGAGAATTACACGGACTATCTTCAACACGATTGAAATGTCTTATTAATAATCTCTGTGCTGCAGAAAAAACAAACTACTTAGAGATCGGAGTATATAAAGGATCGACTATTATATCTGCCGTCATGGGAAATGATGTCAAAGCTGTAGGTGTTGATAATTTCATGTATGATGAGAGAGAACCCAGAAAGTGGGCTCCAGAAGGGGACATTTGGTATAATGTAAAGTCGCAAATGGAAGCAAACATACAAAGGTACGATCTCCATCCTGAAACCAAAATTCCAGGGTCAATAACTCTTATTGAAAAATCTTTTGAGGAAGTAGACTGGGTTAAACAACCTAAGTTTAACGTATGTCTATTCGATGTCTCGCCTATTAACCAAAAAGTATATGATGATTTTTTTGAAAAAGTTATAGTCTCTTTAACACAAGAATGTGTAGTAGTATTCACGGGTCAATCAAATTCTCAACACGCTGAAGAGCTTAACAAAAGTTTACTTCGTCATCAAGATAAGCTAGACATTCAGTATAGTGAACTAAGAATATCTGGCGGATTAGCCGATGCCACTAGGTATTATAGCGGAGCTAGGATTCTTGGTATTAAGAAAAAGTCAGGATCATTTATCAAAAAACCTACCCCTCCTAAAGCAAATACTACATCAAAATAATTTATAAGCTTGCATACAAAAGCGCTTGAACTTACGTATAATAAGGATTAACTAAATATGAAAAAGAAGTCGGCAATCAGCCTGATTAGCTATGATGCAAATCGTTTCTTAGCGGATAGTATTAAAAAGTACTATAGTTATGTAGATGAAATTGTTCTCGGTATAGATAAAGACAGAATTACTTGGAGTGGTAACAGCTTTACTATCGATGAAAATGAACTTTGGTCTGAATTACAGAAGATTGATACTGAAGGCAAAATATCTATTATTGAAGAGGATTTTCATAAATCTAAAATAGCAATTGAGAATGATAACTATGAAAGAAATTTTTTAAAAGCTCAATGTAGTCATGACTGGATTTTCTCATTTGATGCGGATGAGATGTTAGTTAATCCTAAAGAATTTTTCTATGATTACTGTCCTATAGTAGAAAACTACTATAATAAAGTTGATATTTTAATGACCTGGGCTACTCCTTATAAGACAGTAGAAGACGAGGCTGGAGAATCTTTTTGTTTATTTATATCTAACGAAGATGATACGCCTTTTTTTGGAGAAAACCAAGGAGTTGTAACCTCAAAAGATAGCACTTACACCTATGCTAGATGGACAGATAAATCAGCAGGAGGAACAGCTAATAGAGTTCGTTCTCCTCTTGTAGCTATTCATTGGAGTCTGTGTAGACCCGATAGTGAATTACATGAAAAAATTAACAATATTGGACATTCTGACATTGTAGAAAAAGATCCTTTTTATCAAATATGGTCTCAGGTAAATATCAATAACTATCACGAACTTCATAATTTTAAAACATCGGGGCTAGGAGAGGCTCAGTGGCCTAAGTTGAGAGCCATTCCTACTAATGAAGTAGAAAATTATGTTAAAGCACACGTTACAGGAGCCTATCAATGAGAATAGAGATAGTAGGAAAATTCTATGATAATCATTCGCTATCAATTATCAATAGAAAATTAGCCATTGGTCTAAGTACATCAGAGAATATGGATGTTCATATTACACCATTAGATTCGTTTGATCCGGCACACAAACTTTCAAAGAGGCAAGCAAGAATTATAAAGAATCTTGAGGCAAAAGAGCAATCTGAACCACCAGAAATACAAATTAGACATTGCTATCCCCCAGTATGGGCTTGGCCAGTACATGAAATGACAAAAGTTATTTATATTCAACCCTGGGAGTATGGAAAAGCTCCTTTTGAGTGGCAATATAAGTTTGAAACCTTTGCAGATGCATTAATAGTGCCAAGTAATTATATTGCATCAGTATTTAAACAAGGTGGTTTAGATCCTAATAATATCTTTGTAGTACCTAACGGTTTTGATGATTCTATCTTCAATAAAGAAGAAGCAGATGATCACCCACTTATCAAAAAAGATAGATTTAATTTTGTATATGTAGGAAATACTCAGTGGAGGAAGGGCTTAGATATTATGCTTAACTCTTGGAGTAAAGTTTTTAAAAAATATGATAAAACTACTCTCATCATCAAAGATAATCCTGCAATTTACGGTAAAAATAATGCTATCAGCGAAATCATTAAAATGCAGTATAAAACAGGATGCGCTGAAATTATTTATATTGATGATGCTTTATCGGATAAAGAAATGGCACAACTATTTAAATTAAGTAAAGCTGTCGTACACCCATATAGGGCAGAAGGTTTTGGTATGCATATTCAAGAAGCTTTTGCATGTGGTTGTATTCCTATCGTATCAGCAGATGGCCCGACCGAAGACTTTATTCCCTCTGATATAGGGTTTAGAATTAATGTAGAACAAAAACCTATAGATATTATGGCGGATAATATATTTGCTGCTAAATCAGGTGATGCTATGACTATGATGAGCAGTCACTCGTTTGCTAATGAACCTTCTGGACAGCACCTAGAAAAAATTCTACAATATGTGTATCATCATCACGATAAAAACGTTATGTTAGATGCTGTAAATAATGTTAAATTAGAAAATACGTGGGAAAATGTTATAAACCACTATATAAAGGCGATTGAAAATGTCTATTCCAGAAACAAAGTTAACAGATTCAGAAATTGATCAGTTTTTTGCTGATTTAGAAGCTCAAGCAGATAAGGATGAAATATCTCGTCTTGCACACCAAGTGTTAAATAAACACAAAATGCAAGAGCCTACTCTCGAAGAAAAAGTATTATCTGATTTTCACGGTCACGCACCTATAATAGAGTCAGAATACGAAGGGCAGCTTCCTAAACTCACTGCAAAAGCTAAAATTTATATACTCTCTAATCTAGAGCCTGGGCAGATGTTTAGGTTTGGGGTGTCTGGTGGTGGTTGTAGTGGTTTTAATTACCTGTTCGATGTAGCAGAAGAACTTGAAGATGATGATATTAAGTTTTGTGATGATCCCCCCTCTGTTGTTGATCCTGAAAGTATAAAGTTTTTGTATGGAAGCACCATAGATTTAGTTACAAGCGGTATGAATAAACAATTATCAGTAGAAAACCCAGGAGCTAAAGCATCTTGTGGGTGTGGGACTAGTTTTGCTTATGATGAAGAGCTTTTGGATATGTACCCATGACAGATTATAATTGGATCACTAAAGAAAGTAAACTTCCTTGGTTGGTCTTAGATATTGATGTTCCTTATAAAGAAATGCACACAGAAGCAGTGTCTCTTAGAGAAGAGTTTGTAGCCCACAGAGATCAAGACTACGGAGGCGGGTACAGGCATCAAGGATGGAGAAGTCTTTGTGTTCATGGTATAGACGCGTATAAAACTAATCATTATGATCAATACGGTTTTAAAAATAACGATGAAGTCCCCTACTGTTGGACACACATAGCAGAGCGTTGTCCGGTCACTGTAGATTTTTTTAAGAATAAGTTTCCATACAAAAGATATCATCGATTACGTTTTATGTTATTAGAGCCTGGGGGATTTATAACTCCACATGAAGATACTGACCAAAATGTATTATCTCCTGTCAACATTGCTCTCAATACGCCAAAAGACTGTATGTTTAAAATGAAAGGGCATAAAGGCTTTGTACCTTTGACAGATGGTAAGGCAGTGTTATTAGATGTAGGAAATACCCACGCTGTATATAATAAAAGTAATGAAGATAGATACCATATTATAGTTCATGGTGTTAAAACTAAAGAGTATGAGGATTTGGTAAAACGCAGTTATGCGAAAAATGGGAATTAATAAAAATTACGTTGTAGGTATATATGATGACTCTAAGTTTAGTTTTCATATGTCACGAGGGCAAAAGTTTAAGGAAATAACTGAGTTTTTTACTAGATTTAAATATTTTGGACCTATAGTTGTAGGTAAATCAGTAAATGAAGTTTTAGATAAAGCTTGTGAGCACGGTGTTGATTATTGTATAGTCCAATCCGTAGGACATATCATCAAAGATGCTTTCTTTTTTCGTCATATTGAGAAGTGGATAGACAGACAAAACTTTTTTGTAACTGGTCATATAATGGATAAAAATTCAAAGAACTTAAATAATCCAGACGGTAAAGAAGGATATTACGGGCTACATAAACAATGTATTTTAGTTAATTTAGATTACTATAAGAAATTTGATAGACCTGTTTTTGGGGATAAAAACTCGACAAAAGATGAAACAGTGGCAAAAGCTAAAAGACATGTTAAGGATATTCATGACGATTATACTCCTTTATCTCTAGCACCTACTCAAGAGTCTACTATTTGTACTCCTCTTGTAGATGGATGGAATTTTATAAATACAAGTCTTGAAAATGGTTTGATAGTGTATAATTTTCATCCCAAAATAAGAGACCATAAACAGTATCTCTATCCTACCTCTAGTGCTGAAGAACTATCTCAACAACTTTCTTGGATTATTAATATTGTAGAATACGCCCCTACTTGCGTATTCTTTTGGAATACAGAAAATTATAAAGATCTTAAATATGTTAGTATAGAAAGACCCATTAAAAAACTATACTCAGTTGCCGCTAGTTTTAAACCTAATATGATACTTAATACTTATGGTTTTGAAGATGACTCAGAAGTAGTATTTTTTGACTACAGCAAGCAAGCTCTCGCATTTAAGAAACTCCTTTTAACTCACTGGGACGGAGAAGACTACCCTGGATTTTTGAGTTGGGCAGAACAAAAATATAGTATTAATGAGACTAAAGGAGCAGAAACAGAGACTAATACTCGACAAGGACTATGGGAACGAGAAATTAGTTGGTGGGGGAATGAAAAAGCTATCAAAGAACACTGGGATAGGTATAAAAAACTAAAGCACGATTTTATTCACGTTGATATTTGTGAAAATCCTGAGTATGTAACATCCCAAATTACCCCTGATGACAATTCAGTGATATGGTGGAGTAATGCATTTCATACAGTTAATGCTCAATACCTAAGAGGTTTACAAGGGGTCACAGATTGTTATAATAAATGGTTAGAACAAATAGCTAATAAAAATGATAGTCTTTACATATTCGGCAAAGACTATTTAGATAAACCAGTAGAGGGTGGCACATTAAAGGAGTACTTAAATGGATATAGAAAGACTTAAATTATTTAAAAGTGAAGAAGACATCAAGTCGTTTGCTAAAGTAAATGGTTACGGAGATAAGGGTATCGAAAAGCTTATTAACGAGTGGAAAGCAGCCCATGTAGCCCCGACAAAAGAAGTAAAAAAAGGTAAGAAAAAGTTTGGAATCTTAAGTAGTAATGATTATTCGTCCAAAGACTAAACTAGACTTTGATAACAGTTGGCTAAATAAATTAAAGTTTGAAGAGCATTCAGACTATGATTTAGCAGGTCATGTAAGTGCTATCGCTGTCAAAAGTGAGTCGGGAAAAGTATTTGATTTTTATAGGTCTGACCCCCTAGAAATGCCTAAAGATTTTAAATATACTGCTTTATATAACAAGATTGCGGCAGTCAAAAAACTAACAGACTTTTTTCAGATAGAGACCACTAGAGTAAGAATACATCGACAACTACCTGGTCAGACAATCCCTATGCATACGGATGATAATAATATTAAAGCCACTGATTCAGATCACTACAGGTTAAGAATGTTAACTGCGTTATCGGATAGTGAAGACTTTATTTACAGGTTCTCTATAGACAACGAAATAGAAGAATATTCTCTTAAAAAGGGAGAAAGTATTATATTTGATCCAGATAAAGTGGCTCATGGTATGATTAATAACTCTAAAACAGATATCAGATACTGTTTCGTTCAGATATTTAAGGCCTACCCAATATCAAGCTGGACAAAAAATTTTATTAACGAAGAAATAACAATAATGCTATGAATAAAGATTTTGGTACAGCTTTTCACAAACCTAATGGTAACGCAGTAAAAGTTACAGTAAACGAATTTAGAGAAAAATTATATCTTCACATAAGAGAATATACTATGGACGGAGATACTGGTCAGTGGTTTCCTACTAAATCAGGTTTTTCAATACCTGCTGATGAAGTCAGTTCACTAATACCTTTGCTAGAAGACGCAAGTGATTTAGTAGCTAAAAGATTCATTTGGAATACACAACTAGAATTAGAATTGGAGAATGATTATGAGTATTAAAGCTTGGAGCGATGAGCAAGAAGTTGAACTGATACATATGTATACTGAAGAAGACGAAAAAGACGTTCATAAATTAGCGGAACATTTCTCAAAAGGTTATAGAAGTGTTATAAGTAAGTTGGTTCAGTTAAAAATTTATGAAAAACCAGAAATCTCAGAAGAAGATAAATCTCAAACAGTAAAAGTCATGTTACGAGAATTAGAAGATATTCTAGGTATTCAAGTTGAAGGAACTAATCTCAACAAAAAAGAAAACTTAAGTCAACTTTTAGAAGCAATCAAAAAGAGGATAGAATGAACGAAAGACATGAAGAATACATGAAACGTCGTATGAGAGAAGAAAATCAACTACAAGATCTAGCTCACGATAGTAAGTATATTTATGAGTCACCAGATAACGGAAAAACAGTATACCAAAGAAATCTTGGTTCTACTAAAAGAAATCGTATCGTAAAATCTTGTCCAGAAGAGCAAAAAATATATGATCTTCTTGATGTAAAAGTTGCGCCTCAGCAGAGTTCTGACGGTTACAAAGCATTTACTATCGATGTTAGTTATGATAAATCATTAGTTCAACCAGTAAAAATAGATTATAAATACAATGAAGACACTTTAATTAAAGAGTTCAAAGCGTATATTGATTCTACTTACAGTGAACACTATTCAAAAGACAAATTTCAAGCTACTGAGTTTATCATGGATGGAGGACACGGTACAGGATTCTGTATTGGGAATGTTCTTAAGTACGCTCAAAGATACGGTAAAAAGGGTACTCATGAAGATGCTCGTAAAGATTTGATGAAGGTTCTCCACTACGCTTTAATGCAACTTTATGTTCATGATAGTGATATTTAGAGATTTTATAAGTCTTGAACTTCCTAATCCTTACTCCCGATGGTGTAGGTAGTACCTATCTACAACGAGCCTTAACAGTATATCTAAACAGTGCGGGGTTAGATTATTGTAATACGCATGAGCTATTGAACGGGCTAGAACTAGATAAAACCAATATGCTGTTTAAGAACTTCGACTTTGAGTATTCACAAAGTATAGGAGAGATTTCTAGCTTATTAGAAAGTAATCAAGCAAATCTTGTGAGTAGGATTGCCCAGTACCACGTAGTTGAAAGACAAAAAGTAAAAAGGGAAAATTACGTCCAATTTTATAAACTTTGTAATAAGATGTACGGGAAAATCATACACTGCACACGAGACCCTTTTGAATACGCACTAAGTTGGGGTATAAGAAAAAATACACAAAAATTAAATGTATTTAGTATAGAAGAGCGTATCAAGACCCACGGCGAAAACATAAAACAAGAGATAGATTTAGAGTTTTTTATAGCAAAACTAAATCAGTACAAAGATTATGATTATTGGGTTAGCGAAAGCTTTTATGAG